TCTTTTATTACCCAAGGTCCCGTAACAGTGGGAGCAGCAATAATAGGCCCAACAGTAAAAGGACCTGTAGAGGTTCCAACAGTAGTTACATCCTATAGCCAGTATCAAAACATATTTGGAACTACCCTAACCAGCGGTAGTGGTGTCTATACATACTTTACTTCAATAGCAGCCTACAACTACTTTAATAACGGAGGAGAATCCTTACTAGTAGCAAGAGTTAAATCCGGATCCTTTTCATCAGCAGATGCAACCGTATATGGAGAATCCAGTACCGCAGCAGTAACCTTTGAGACGTTAGCAGAAGGAACCTTAATGAATAGCTCTTCCAGTCTAAACTCAGACGGATCAATGGATAATGGTTCTGTAGATAACGTAAGATGGGAAGTAGTAAACAGCAATAGCGGCTCTGGTACATTTGACCTCTTAGTAAGAAGGGGAAATGATAATACAACAGAGAAAGTAGTATTAGAAACTTGGACTGACCTATCATTAGATCCATTATCTACAAACTACGTAGCAAAGAGAATCGGAGATCAATCATTTACTTACGCTGAAGACGGTACAAGTTACTACCTACAGACTGTAGGTTCATATCCTGTAGCTTCTAAATACATAAGAGTAAGCGCAGTAAACTCACCTACTCCTAACTACCTAGACAACACTGGAACTGCTAAGACAGCATTTACTGCCTCTATACCATTAGCTACAAGCGGTGGATTTGAAAATGCAACAGGAGGAGTAATGGCTGGAGCTAATTTCTACGGTACGATAGATAGTTCAAATACACAAGGAGTAGTAGGAACAGATTATACAAATATGATCAATCTACTTTCCAATACTGACGATTATAAATTCAACATCTTATTAACACCAGGACTATATAACGCAGGTTATACATCTCAAGTAACAAGTATTATATCTAATACACAAAATAGAGGAGATAATCTTTACGTATTAGATCTAGTAAAATACGGACAGGAAATAACATCAGTAACCGGGCAAGCAAAAAGTAGAAATACATCTTATGCAGCATCTTACTGGCCATGGGTACAAGTAATAGATCCTGATACAGGAACACAGGTATGGGTACCAGCTTCAACAGTAATGGGTGGAGTATTCGCATACAATGATGCAGTATCAGATCCTTGGTTCGCACCAGCAGGTATTAATAGAGGAGGATTAGGGCAAGTAGTTAGACCAGAAAGAAAACTAGCTCAATCAACAAGAGATACACTATACACTAGTAAAGTAAATCCAATAGCTTCTTTTCCTGGAACAGGAGTTGTAGTATACGGACAAAAGACACTACAGACTAGAGCAAGTGCTTTAGACAGGGTAAACGTTAGAAGGTTATTAATTGCGATGAAATCTTTCATCTCACAGATAGCAAATAATTTAGTATTCGAACAGAATTCTATAGCTACTAGAAATAACTTCCTTGCACAAGTTAATCCGTATCTCGAAGGTATACAGCAGAGACAAGGTTTATATGCCTTTAAAGTAGTAATGGATGATAGTAATAATACTGCCGACGTGATTGATAGAAACCAACTAATTGGTCAGATATACGTACAACCAACAAGAACAGCAGAATTTATATACCTAGACTTTAACATTACTCCAACAGGAGCAGCTTTCCCAGCATAAGTATAGGTAGGTAAATGAGCGCATATTTAAATTCACCCGGGGTATCCTCTAGAGAAATAGATACCTCTCAAGTAAGACAACAACCAGTAACGGTAGGAGCAGCAATAATAGGTCCTACCGTTAAGGGTCCCGTAAACATACCAACATTAATAACAAGCTACTCCGAATATGTAAATACATTCGGAGACGCCTTTGTATTTGGAAGCCAGTACGGAGATACAAACGTAACATACCTAACTTCCGTATCCGCAGAAAACTATTTTAATAGCGGAGGGGAATCCCTCCTGGTAACTAGAGTAGTATCAGGATCGTTTACAGAAGCAACCTCTACACCTATACTCAATACAGCAGCAATAGGAACCTCAATAGAAGTAGGCTTTGATACAGATCTAACTTCCTCCATAACTACATTCCCTACAGGAGTACAACTAAACCGAAGTTTTGATGTAACTCCAACAACAAACGGATCTGGATCCGGACTAGAACTACAGTATTACCCTCATGTCGACTTTGCAGCAGGTCCCCCGTACCGTGGATATCAGATAAACGTAACAAAACCGGGTACAGGATACCAGGCAGGCGATACAGTAACAATACCTGGAATACAGTTAGGATTAAATCCTGACGGAAGATTAATTACTGGAGCAAATAACTTAAGCCAGAGTATCACCGAAGCCCCTGTAGACGGAATAAGAAACCTCAACATTGCTGGAGGGAGTAGTTTACGAGGATGGGCATTTGCAGACGGAGCTTTCGGTACCGGACAAGTCAACTACGTTATAACATCAACAGGTACCTATACCGCTACAGTTAGTAACTTAGAAATGAGACCACCTTCTAGAGGTAGAACAACTCACGATAATAACTTCAACATAGGAGAAAAATACGCTGTAGCATTTTACGCAGGCAGAAGCTGGCGCTACATAACCTGGACCTTAACAGCAGATAACTTTGAAGCACATACTCCATTAGTAATAACATTAAAAGCTGAAGATATAGCAGTACAGACTGGAGATATAGCTTTTGAACTAGCTACTCTATCTAAAGGAGAACTAATGAACAGTAATAGTACCAGTACGGATACACTGGAGAAAGGTACTAAAGACAACGTAAGATGGGAAATCTCAGAAGTAAATACTACATCCGGAGAGTTCACACTCCTAATACGCAGAGGAGACGATAAAGCATCAGATAAGGTAGTACTAGAAACATTTACTAACCTATCCTTAGATCCTAAATCACCAAACTACATAAGTAAGAAAATCGGAGACCAGGTTCAAACCATAACAACCGAAGGGACAGATACATATCTAGAAACCGTAGGACAGTATCCAAATAAATCTAAATACGTAAGAGTAAAGTCTGTAGCTTACAAAACACCGAACTACCTAAATAACGACGGAACACCTAATGCAACCTTCCAAACATACATACCAGTAGTGCAGAGCGGATCTTTTGCAGGTGCAAACGGAGCAGAATCACCAAACGGTAACGCAACATTCTATAAAGA